ACATGAGTGAGCTTGAGTAGTACTTGGGTCTATTCCCTATTTTCAACACAAAGAAAGAGCCTTAGACCAATAAATTTTTCTAATGTCATTTAACTCAGTAACCAAAGTACTAAAGGTCAGCCGATAACATATCGATTGACGTGTCTGTCTAGGCTGTAGGCTACATATGGACAAATGTCTCATGATTCCAGGGACTCCTAGTGACAAATGTCACCCCCATGGGTCAAATGTACTAATGATTTCAAAAACAAGGGTAAAGGGTCGACTTGTTGTTGTTGATGTCTGTCTCTTTTAACCAGAGTCTCCCCACGAAACCAAGGACCTAAGAATCCAAGAAAGAAGGTAAAACTCATGACCGTAGAAACTGGTACTTACATCAATAGTCTCAACGCACAGTTCCCTCCAGAGACTGATGCCTTGTCTGAGATCGATGAGCATCTAAAGATAATCAAAAGTACAATCAAGAATACTTTTCCAGGTGGCTCAAGTAATTCCGATGTAGGCCTAACTGCACCTGTGACTTTGTCTGCTACAGAACTCAACAAGAAGACTGCCATAGTATCCGATGGTACCAATGCCACCTTTAACACAGGCATGACTGCAGCAAAGATAAAGACACTCATTGGTATCACTGAACCTGTGGCCCCTGCGATTACTACATCTACAGATAGCGAGGGTGCAGTAACCCCTGCGTTGTCTACAGGTATCACTGCAGCTGAAGTTTGGAACTTAATTAAAGCTGAAGCTCTTAACTCTACTTATCCTATAGGAGCTATCTACACAGCGATAACTAGCGGTAGCCCTGCGACAGTCTTTGGTGGTACTTGGGTATCCTTTGGACAAGGTAGAGTCCTAGTTGGACATGACGACTCAAGTGAGCCAGATAGTGACTTTGTTGCTTCCTCTACTGACGGTAGTTCTGTACTCGTAGGTGGCGCTAAGACTGCTGATGTGACTGTATCAACTACAGTACCCAGAGATGGTTGGGGTAATGAGCAAGCAGGTAATGCTATGGCTGAACCTAACACAGCAGGGAGATTAATAACTGGTGATGGCAGCACTGAGTCTGGAGAGACTATGGAATCATTAGCTCACGCTTCTGGTGATAGGACATTTACTTCAGCAACTTCAGCAGTGGCTACTCTGCAGCCATACGTTGTTGTCTACATGTGGAAACGTACAGCATAACCTTATGCTTCTTAGTAGACCCCAGGTAGACCCAGGTACTACTAAAGCTTACTGGGTCGCTTAAAGCATAAGAAACACAATGTAAACACAATAAGGAACACAAGTATGGGACAGACGTTACCAATTAGAGGCGTAGGTGACGTAGGTGTTCTTACAGATGTTGCTCCGGCTAACCTACCTCCACAGGCATTCACTAGAGCAAAGAATGTCAGGTTTGACGAAGGTGCTGTAGTAAGAGCCCCAGTCTTTCGTAAAGTAAAAGAATCACTAGGGTTTAACCCCAGGTTCTCCTATGGAACCATCCCCTCATCTGGTCATGGCACTGTCTTAATGGTGTCTGACACCTACGTTATCAAAGAATATGCAAATGGTACTACTACAGACCGCAGTGGTTCCATATCCGCAATGGCATCTAACCAGGCACCTTTCACTGGTTCTACTCTAGCCAACATTACCTACTTCAATAGAAACGACAGAATACCAGTGTACCGCATCAACGGTGGTACTAACTTTGCTGACATACCTAACCAGTCATCTGCTACAGGAGCTAACTGGGTGTCTTCCTGGCGTACAGAGTCTCTCAGGTCCTATGGTGACTTCCTGATTGCCTTAAACATGATAGAAGGAAGCTCAGGCTATCCTACCAGGGTCCGATGGTCTAACTTAGCATTAGCTAACAATGTACCTGACAGTTGGTATGCAGCTGACACAACCAAGTCAGCAGGCTTCAATGATTTAGTACAAATGAAGACAGGTATTGTTGATGGTGCAACTCTAGGTTCTAACTTTATTATCTACAGTAAAGACCAGGTATGGCTCATGGAATTCGTGGGTGGCACCTTTATATTTAACTTTAGAAAACTATTCAGTGAAACTGGTCTTATCAATGCTAACTGTGCATTAGAAGTACAGAACAAGCATTTCTGTTTTGGTACGGATGACATCTATACACACGATGGTAACAGTAAGGTCTCCATTGCAGATGAAAGAGTCAAGTCATACATATTCAATGGTATAAACACAAACAAGCTAGAGAGATGCTTTGTACACCACAATCCATTACTTGAGGAGATATACTTCTGCTACAGCTCAGGTGATGACATGTCTGAGTTCACTAATGGTGACCGTTGTAACCGCGCAGCTGTGTATAACTACAAGAATAACACCTGGTCTTTCTTAGACTTACCTAATGTTTCATCAGCTACTCTAGCTAGTCTTGCGTCTACGTCTACCTATCAAAACGTAGTGGGAACCTACGCAACAATTGGTGGTACCTACCACTCTCAAGAAGCAGGATTTAGCTTACACAATGTATTCGTAGGTCAAGACTCTGCTAGTGACGGTATTACCTCAGACAAGCTCTATGGATTAGACGGCAGCGAAGACAATACGCTCCTAAGTTTCCCGGTAGATACTGTTGCTACTAAAGCACCTTTCATCGAAAGAGTCGGTATAGACCTAGACGATAGTGTCCCTCTTAGTGGCTACAAAGTGATTACTAAAGTAGTGCCCCAGGCACACACAAATAATAGTAACAAGCAGTTCAGTTTTAACTTTGGTGCAGCTGACCTCATCACAAGCGCAACAGTGTATGAGGCTACAGTAACTTTTGATGCTTCAGTTAGTCACAAGGTAGATACAAGAGCTGCAGGTAGATACCTCAGTTACAAAATGACTTTGTCTGATACAAAAGACTTTAGATTCTTAGGTTTTGATGTAGAACTCACTGCCACTGGCAGAAGGTAGGTCCTAGTATGCCAATTAATGAGCAGACTGACCTTGTCTTACGACAGTACGTCAGAAAGAACTTTCCGACCATTGAATCTAACGTCAACACCTATATCGCGGACGAGCTACAGCGCATAGAGAACGCCATTAACAGTCTCTCTGAGGCATCTATACAGGCAACAGACCAAGCCCCATCGAATCCAAGAAAAGGAACAGTACGCTTTAACGTACTACCGTGGGATGCATTAGGTGATAGCTCTCAAGGTATGGTCGTATACAACGGTTCTGCCTGGGTAGCGGTATGAAAACACCAGTCATAGAAACCGATGATTTCACAGCGTACTACGACCAACACGAAGAACACACGTTTTTACATTGTGATGTCTACCGCTACAACAAATCAGTAAAAACAGATCTGCAGCAAGGGTTAAAACTCTTGTTAGCTATTCGTAAATCACCACTGTTTGCTATCCATGAACTCCACGACAGTAAGCACCTTAAATTTATAACAATGCTAGGTTTTAAATACCTAGAAACCAGACTTTGTCTCGACAACTGTAAAAGAGACATCTATGTAACAGAGGAAATTACCAATGGGTATTGAAGCAGCAATTATAGGCTCTGCAATAGGTGGCTATTCAGCTAACAAATCCGCTAAAGAGCGCAGGGCGAGTATTGAACAAGACCGTACAGATAGGATGGAAGGTTACAATTTCTCCAAGCCCTACATTCAGAGGAGCTACGACAGAGCTGAAGGTGCTTTAAACGATTCTCTTGAGCAAGGAGCATATCAAGGACAAACCTACGCAGACCAAAACCCCTACTTTCAAGCAGGTAACCACTACATGGGTGGTATGGGAGCTATGGGGGGCCAGGGTGCATTCGATGTTATGCAGCAAGGCCAAGGTTTTGCTAACAATTACGCTGACCTCTATCAACAAGGCGGTGCAGACCGTATGCAGAAAGCCCAGGATTATGCTATTGCAAACAGCGATGGTCTGGTAAATGCAGCAATGCGTGATGACAGAAGACAATTAACAGAACAGACGCTTCCAGGAATCAACATGGCTTCCTCTGGAGGTGGGAATATCAATTCCTCAAGAGCAGGAATGGCAGACGCTATTGCCAACCGTGGTTATGACGATAGAAAAGCCGATGTTACTGCAGGAATACAGCGTGACCTCATGGGTCAGTCTATAAATCAGCAGAACCAACAGTTTGCTGACCAAATGAGAGCTAACCAAGGTCTTCAGCAAAGTTATGGGCAGGGCATTAATGCAATGAACCAGTTTGGCAACATGATGACAGGTGCAGGAAACAACTTTATGAATTATCAGCAAGGTTACTTAAATGACCAACGTAACCGCTATGAAGACCAGAGAGACTTTGCTCTTGACCAGAACATTAAGTACCAAGGTGGCATCTTAAATAATGCTGTCTACAACACTACGCCAGGTGATACTCCTGAGAAGCCCAATACCTTAATGTCAACCTTGGGTGGCATGGGTTCTGGTTTCTCTGCAGGTATGAACTTGTTTGGAGGTCCCTAAGATGTACGATTATAACAACCCCCCTTACGGTACTCCTGCCTACTTTGAGAAGATGGAAAGACTCAAGAACGCACACAAAAGCCCTGACCCTATACTAGCGCAGCAGCAAATACAGGCGACACAAGACGCTTATGCTGCAGCTAACCCTCCCAGTCCGGTGTTACAGACAAGAGGTGCCCCATCATACGCAGCAGGTCAGCCTGATAGGTCGGCAGCACCTGGTGGTGCTAATAGGTGGCAACAGTTTAAAGATGGTGCAGCAGGTATCTTAAGTCAAATGACTGGCGGTCCTAACGATAGGATGATGGGCCAGTATGGACAACAGTCTCCAGTAGAAGCTGCTACCCAAGAATTCAACATGACTTCACCAGAAAATCTCCAACATAGAGGTCCAGAACGCTATGTCCCTGCCCCTGTTGTAGATAGCGTAGGTCAAGGACCAATGACTGACCAGGAACGAGCAGCCTTTGCTCTGACTCCTGCAGGTCAAAGACTACTTGCAGCTCAGGCGGTTACCGGAGACCCAGAAGCACAGACTGGTGGACGCAGAGACTCAACCACACTAGCTGCAGCTAAGAAAAACTCAGGTATGTCTTTCGCAGAGAAAATGGGTCGCTACGGTGGTGCCATTATGAACGCAGGTTCCCAAGGTGGTATGGCTCAAGTTGGAGCGATGGGTACTGTTACTGGTGAAATCAAAGACATAGAAAGAGAGCAAGAGAACTTACGTCTACAAAGACAGCAAACGGTTCAGCAAGCTCAACAGGAAAAGTCAGCCGAATTTGATGGAATCATTGGCGAGTACGATACTGCAATAGCACAGATGGATACGCTTTATGGAGATGTTGCAGCAGGTGGAGGGTCTTTAACAGGTCCATTCTCTGGAACTTTAGGAGCTTGGTGGGACACCTTACAAGGCAACCCTGAAGCTTACACCAGACTAGCTATGGACCAGTTCAAAGTCGATGAAATCCTAAAGAATGTAGCAAAAACGAAGGGTGCAATCTCCGATAGAGAAATGGCTACTTTTGAACGTCCTATGCCTAGCATGATGGCTGATGAAAAAGTCTGGTTAGATTGGATTCACGAAAAGAGAGCAGCTGCAGTAAGTGTTAGGAATAAACTACGAGCCATGCAAGGTGGCGGTGGTCCCTCTAACTATAGTCCTGAAGACCAAGCTCTTATAGACCAATACTCTAAGTAAGTACGCCCTTAGTTCCCTCTATTTTTTTCAAGGTATCTCTATGTCTGCACAGCTGCAACAAGCCATTATTAACGCCCATAACGCAGGTGATGTTGCTGCAGCTCAACGATTAGGACAGCTACTAAAACAGCAGAAACAAGTAGCACCTCAGCAAATGTCTAGTCCTTCAGCCGTTGCTCCTCATAGACGTAATCAGCCAAAAGAAACAGACGGTGCATTGGCATTCTCAGTAGACCAGGCTCAGAAAATGTATGGGGGTGCTGCAGAATTAGTAGGACGAGCTGTAAAAAGCCCTGGTATTGAACAATACGGTAAAAACGTCCAGGCACAGCAAGACAAAGACATCGCCAAAGGCGGCTACCAAAGCAAATACAGTACGTTTGAAGACTCTTACAAGAAAGGTGGTATTTCTAGCGCACTAGGATGGGCAGCCGAAGGTGTAGCTGAAAACGCAGCGACCACTGGAGCTTCATTAGTTGGAGCTTTAGGTGTTTCTGCAGCAGCAGTGTACGGTGCCCCTGCTTGGCTAGTTGCAGCTGCAGGTGGTGCCACTGCTCTCAATAACGTGGCCCTCAACACTGGCGAAAACGTCTTAGAACAAAAAGAAAAGTTAGGTGACTTTGATACCGCCTACGCAGCAGGTGCAGGAATAATTGCAGGAGCCCTAGATACTGTCGGTGCAGGGCGAGCTATACCAAAAGACGCTCTTAAAACAATGACTGTAGACCAAATAAAGGAAACTTTAGAGAAACAAGGTAAAGGGGCAGCCGCTAAAGAGTTCATGAAGCGTATGGGTGTTGAAGGTCTGACAGAACAAGCCCAAGAAGGCGTTTCTATGGGCACTACAGCTTCTCTAGGAGGTGAATACACCCCCGAAGAGGTAAGGACTCGTCTAACCGATGCTTTTTTACTTGGTGGTGCTACTTCTGGGACTATGAACGTAGGCGTAGGCACTGCAAAATCTGCAGCCAACCTGGTCCGTGGTAACAGTAAGAGCATAAAGAACGAAGGCGATGTAAAAGCAGCAGCTAGTTTTGCACAACGTATGGCTAATATTGCAAATGCAAATGGCTATGACCTTAAAGATATTGACAAGATGTCTACGAAAGGTGCTAGAGAGACCGTAGACAAAGCACACGTTCAATACACAGAAGAACTCAAGCAAAAGTTTGCAGACTTAAAGTCTCGTGTCAAAGTAACTGACCAAGACAGTCTTGCAGAAGTAGAAGACAAGATTATGACTGCTGCTGCCTATAGAGAAGGCCGCAACAAAACAAAGAACACTGTCGGCAACCAAGAGATGGCTGCTTTAGAAAGACTGACCGGGGACACACGCGAAGGTCAGGAAGCAATGTCTATTCTTAGGCAGCTGAACCAACTGACTGAAGTACACAACGATGGCTACCAAGGTGGTGTCTCCCAGATTACAGACCAATTTGCTCCTTTTGGTGCTTCTGTTGGGTATGACAAAGGTGCTGTAGCTACAGAAAGACTATTAAGACCCTTAGCCTCTGGAAGTGCAGCTATTACTACTGGTGGAAGCTCACTGTTAGCCCAAGCAGCAGCCCAAGGTACAGGTAGATTAATTGACAAGGTAACTGGCAAGCGTTCTAAGGTTGCTAATTACGTCAAAGAAAACTCAGGTAACCAGGGCATCCCAGGTTCTAATGCGGCAAGTCTCCGTGAAACTAATATAGCAGCACAGGAAGCAGTTGCAGCCCAGGAAGAAGAAGCTCGTCTACGCCAGGAACAATATACTGAAGAAGAGCGTCAAGCTAACCTAAGAAGAGTTCAGCAAGGTGCCCCTCCGCAGCAAGGCAGTCCAGAAGACATTATGCGAGATGCAACCGGGTTAGACCGCTCTGGTCTTGCCCAAGTAATCCGAATACTGAAAGCAAACCCAAATACACTTCCTGCTACCACACGAGCTATCGAAGCTTACGAAACTAGTGTAGCTACTGGAGGTCAAGTAGATTTTGGTTTATACCGTGACATAAATGCTCTTGTTGACCAATACCCTCAACTTCAAAACCTGATGGTTAGACCTCGTAATGCCCAGTCAGCAGCCCAAGGACAAGCTCAACAGCAGCTCTCACAAAAAGAACAGAACTATCAGCGTGGTATAGAGAACAACCGTGCAGAAGCAGCTCGTATTACTGAAGCAGTAAACGCAGACAGTACTATTCCTGTACAGCAAAAAGCAATGCTATTGAACACACTTGAAGAAATGCAGCTAGACCTAGGTCTCAACCCAGTCTCTCGTCTTCAGGCAATGGCAAGACGTTTGGAAGAGAAAGGAGTTCCTGGTCCTACTGTAGAGAAATACCTTGGTCAATACTTACAGCGAGTTATGGCACAGCAAGGAGCTAAAGAAGAACGCGATGCAGCTCAAGATGACGTGATGGAAATCGATGAGTCTAGGGCACCCTCGTTTACAAATAGCCCAGGTAGAATTAGTCCGGCTATGCCGACAGGTAAATCACCACTGTTCGATGCAAATGTAGAAAAAACCCCAGTAAGTTTAACCCTTATTAACCAAGACCCAACGCTGCCGAAAAGAATAGTAGACAAAATGCGTCCTTACGTACCTTTTCGTGAGGCACCGTCTGATGACCAAAGTTTCTTAGAGCAAGCAGTTGACTTTATGAAAAACAATTTGGTGGCTCTGTACGGAAGTGTTTCTCCAGAATATAGAGATAGGTCAAAACTTTGGTACGTTGGTGCAAATAAATTATCTCAAGGTGCTGCAGATACCTATGGGCAGACTTTAGAGGCTGTTGCAGGCGTAATGTCTGCACTTAGTCCTGGTCTAGATTGGTATGTAAACTACGATATTGGCGTAAGACTGTTAGACATTTACACAAATCACCAAGACACTGTTTTTGGAAATGCAGAGTTTGAGTCTGCAATGAAATTTGTTAACAACATAAAAGTCAAGACACCAAGACAAGAGGTGAATAAGGCTAATCACAAGGCTGTTATAGAGAGTATGCAAGGTAAAACTCTTTCTGAACTAAGCCCTGCAAAACAAGCATACTTTGTAAGATTTTATGATGTTGCAAACGCTACGGAGCGTGGACATAGGATAGTCACACCAGAAGGCGAACTTGGTGATTTTGTCTTAAATAAAAATGGCTCAAAAAAGGCAGCAGTATTTTCCGATTTTCCTCCTATCGCTACTGCAATGGCAATCCTAGCTAATCCTTCAACTGAAAACATTAGTGCATTAATGGGCATAGGTCATAAAAGACGTAATTTCTATAACAATATACTAGACCCCATGAATGACCAAGGCGATGTAACTATTGATACACATGCTGTTGGAGCTGCATTGTTTTTACCACTGGCACAAACGTCTGTTGAAGTAGTAAATAACTTTGGTACACCCGACAGTAAAAATATTGGTTCTTACGGTACCTATGGAGTTTATGCAGAGGCATATCGCAGAGCTGCTGAAGAAGTAGGCATACTTCCGCGTGAGATGCAGTCAATTACTTGGGAGGCAGCTAGAGGTTTATTCCCTGCCACTTGGAAGAGCCAAAAGAAAAATGTAGACTCAATTAGAGCTATCTGGGAGGACTACAAAAATGGTAAACTTAGCTTAGACAAAGCGAGGCAAACAGTATATGAAACAGCAGGGAATATTAGAGCAGCCCAGTGGGAAAACGACAGACCCAACTTTGCAATTAATGAAGGAAATGTCCTTCAAAATGACACAGGAAACATACCTGGGTCTGGCTTATCCAGAGGGAATCAACTCAGAAGCGGAAGCGTATCTACCGGAGGAGTTCCACAGTCTCCCCAAGAAATAGACCTATCTGCAGCACCAGGTTCAGGAGCATTAACGCAACCTGAGTCACCCCAAATACCATTCGACTTCACTACACCTACCGTTGGTCAAATCAAGGATAAACTTGAGGATGCCAAGGGTGCAGTGCAGATGGTCATTGGTAAGCCTGGCACTAAGTTTGAGAAAGGCTTGTCTAGCTATGAAGACTACAAGCAACTCGCAGACCTACTTGATGTGTCTATAGGTGTCTACGACAGTCAAAAAGATTTCATGCGTGACTTCCCTGTAGGTGAAGCTACCCTGGGTGTGTTTGGTGTTGCGAAAGGTGGTGTTTCAGGTCAAGTCGGGCTCATAAAAGGAAACAAAGAGCAGGACTTTATACAGACTTTAGCTCACGAAGTAAGCCACGCACTTGAGTCTCGTCCACAAAGTAATCAAGAGTCTCCTCTTGTGCTAGGTAGAAAACTATCTCAGAGACATGAGCAAGCTGCAGCTGACAAAAAGTCTAGCGTCTATTTAGGTAGCTTGCGGTCAAAGATGAGAAAAGAAATATTCAATGAGACACCTGTTAAAGATGAAATAGAAGTTCTACAGGACGGTACTGTTGTATCTATAGCAGCTCGTCCTGATTTACCAGGTAGACCTATACGTTTAAATGTAGACAACTCTATCGAGACATACTCTGCTGCTAACCCAGATGCTACTGTTGCTCAAATCTTTAGTGACGTAGTGCCTCAGTTCAGACAATACCAAAGTTACATCAAAGGCGATGCTGAGTTTGCTGTAGACCCAGTTATGTACTATTTGATAAATCCTAAAGCTATGAAGAAGGATATGCCTAACACCTTTAAGTTTATCCAAAAGCATTTCAACGAAAGTAACATTCCTATCAAGTTATACGCTAGTCCACTAGCGACCATCGTAGCTATTCTAATGGCAGGAATGATAGGTGGAGAAGAAGAAGAAGAGAACCCAGGCATCTTGACCCCAGGACCTGGGATGTTGTCAGCCTAAAAGGAAACCCCCATGAAAGTGAGAGCATATGACCTGGTCAACATTTTGAGCCAGGTAGACCTAGTTAAATCATCAAAGTTACTGTCCCAAGAACAAAAGCAGCATGTCTTCAAGGAAATGCTGACAGACCTTCCTATGGACATGTTCTGTAGCGGTCAAAAGAATACAAGAGCTGTGCTAACTGACGTTTTAACGAAGGAGATAAAACCAGATGAGCCCAAGAAAAAAGTCGCCCCCAAAAGTAAAAAACCCAAACATGGCGAGAAAAAATAGTTACTTCAAGACACTCATGTCCACACCAGAAGGACGAGAGTTAAGAAGACAATGGTCGACAAAGCCAAGGAAAAACCCTGGTAGACCTGTGGGTGTTCCTGACGGACATACAAAAGAAACAATTGCTCCTATCAGAGAACAAGCCAAAAAAGACGCTAAAAAGGTAGTAAAAATTATGACTGAGAAATACAACATCGAAGATGAGTATCAAAAGGAAGCTCTCACCACTGCAGTAGAAGTTATGCGGTTAGACGGACAATCCAGAGAAAGACTAGCAGCTGCACGTTTAGTTTTAGATTTTACTAAAAGTAAGCCTGCGTCAAAGTCTGATGTCTCTATTAGTAGAGCCGAAGATTTCCTAGCATCCCTGTTAACTGATGAAGAAGAGCAAACATATGAACAAGCAGCTGAAGGAAGTACGGAAGAAACTGCTGACTGATTTCGATTTTTACTCTAAGTCTGCCCTCAAGATAAGAACTAAAGAGGGCAAGATTCACCCCCTCAAGTTAAACGCTGCACAGACAATACTTAACAAAGCTGTTGAAGACCAATTGTCTACTGAAGGCAAGATACGCATTATCATTCTTAAAGCTAGGCAGCAGGGTCTTAGTACTTACACTGGTGGATACCTTTATTACTCAGTGAGTCAGCAAGCAGCTAGAAAAGCTATGGTCATTACGCACCATGCAGATTCGACCAGGGCTCTCTTTGATATGACCAAGAGATTCCACGAACACTGTCCAGATATTCTTAAGCCACACACTAAATACAGTTCACGAAGGGAGATAAGCTTTGATGTTCTTGATTCATCTTTTGTTGTTGCAACGGCAGGTGGTGAAAGCATTGGTCGAGGTGAAACACTTACTCATGTCCACGCTTCAGAACTTGCGTTTTGGCAGAAATCTACGGCCTTGGACAACTGGAATGGACTCACTCAAGCAGTTCCTAGCTCCCCAGGCACAGCTATTTTTGTCGAGAGTACGGCTAACGGTGTCAATGGTATTTTTTATGACCTTTGGCGTGGTGCTATTAATGGTACTAATGGTTATGTTCCTGTGTTTATCCCTTGGTATATTGACCCTGCGTACCGTGAAAGTGTGCCAGAGACATTTGAAAGGACTCCTGAAGAAGAAGACCTAGTAGACAAATATGACCTAGACAATGAGCAGCTAATGTTTAGGCGTAAGAAGATAGCCCAGAATGGTATCGACTTGTTTCGTCAGGAGTATCCATCGTATGCCGATGAAGCCTTTCTGACTACTGGTAGACCTGTGTTCAACCCTGAGCAACTAGCAGAACAATTGACAGTTACAAGAGACCTAGAGTCTCGTCTTGCCTTAGAAGGCGAAGAGTTCGAGAACAACCATCGTGGTGAGCTTTTTGTCTTTAGACCTCATGTCCCTGGTGAACAGTATGTCATTGGGGCTGATGTTGCTATGGGTGTTCGTGGGGGTGACTACAGTTGCGCTCAAGTATTGGACTCAAAGAAACGCCAGGTAGCAATCTGGAGAGGTCATGTCCACCCTGATTACTTTGCGACAATCCTTTATAAGCTTGGTGAGTACTACAACGAAGCTCATATCTGTGTAGAAAACAACAGTCATGGAATCCTGACATGTACACGCTTAGGTAAAGACATGGCTTATGGCAACTTCTATACAGAAGTTCAACACGACAAAGTAACTGACAGAGAAACTGTAAAACTTGGATTCTCTACTACCTCAAAAACTAAACCCCTAATCATTGACAAACTAAGAGCGTCAATGCGTGAGAATGAAATAGAACTCAATGACAAAGTCACTATTAGAGAAATGATGACATACATAGTCACTGAGTCAGGTGCTATGCAAGCAGAATCTGGTTGTTTTGATGACTGCGTTATGTCCTTGGCCTTAGCAAATTATGTGCATGAGGGTGCCTGGGACCCTATTGATTCTTCAGACAGCTACTACATAGAGATGGTATAAAAATGGCAAAGAAGCTAAAAGAGAAAAAACTGTCAGACGGCAATATCGTTGCCCTGGTAGACGAGCAGGTAGGCTTATCTGTCGGATATGCAGACTCAGAGCTATCCACAGAAAGAGCTAAGATAGTCGACTACTACAACGGTACGCTGCCTAAGCCAGTGCATGAGGGTAACTCTAAGTATGTTTCTTTAGATGTCTACGATGCAGTTGAGAGCCTTAAGGCAGCTTTGTTAGAGACATTTAGCGCAGGCAACAAGACAGTGCGCTTTGCTGCACAGAATGAAGATGACGTAGAGAAAGCCAAAGTCTGCACAGAGTACACAGACTACGTTGTCCACCGTCAGAATGACCTCTACACGACTATGTCTACGGTTATACATGATGGACTTATTGCTAGAGCAGGTGTCGTTAAGGTGTTCTGGGAGGAATCAGTAGAGTATGACTATGAAGAGTTCACTGATATTACCGATAGTGAGTTGAACCTACTGCTTGCACAAGAAGGCGTAGAGTTAACAGAAAGCTCTACTGATGAGTTAGGCCTTATTTCAGGCACCATTAGTATTGAACAAGACACTAGCCAGGTAATCATTGAAAACGTAGCTCCTGAAGAGTTTCTAATTGAAACACAAGCAAAAAGCCTAGAAGACGTTAACTTCTGTGCTCACAGAACTAAGAAAACACTGTCCGACCTGCGTCTCGAAGGTTACTCAGAAAAGCTTATAGAAAAGATTGGTGAACATCACGATGTCGACATGGATACAGACCCAGAGGTACTTGCTAGGTTTGACAACGTAGGTAACTTCCGTGGCACAAAGACTGGCGGTTACCAGGACCAGGTCCGTAACGTCATGGTCTACGAAGCGTACATTATGCTAGACGTAGAAGGCTCAGGTGTCGCTGAGTTATACCGTGTCATTAAGGCAGGTAACGTCTTACTACTAAAAGAGAAGTGCGCTAGAAAACCATTTGTTACTTTTGTACCTCTGCCAGTGCCTCACAGCTTCTATGGTAACAACTATGCAGACAAAGTAGTTGCTACTCAAAATGCTAGGACTATATTGACTAGGTCTATCTTAGACCACGCCATGATTACTAATAACCCACGTTACACAGTGGTAAAAGGTGGTCTCACCAATCCTCGCGAGTTAATAGATAACAGAGTAGGCGGCATTGTTAACGTGAGTCGTGCAGATGCCATTTCACCTATGATGCAAGCCCCTCTAAACCCCTTTATCTTCAACACGATACAGATGTTAGACGAAGACAAAGAAGACACTACAGGCGTGTCTAAGATGTCTCAGGGGCTAAATAAAGACGCTATAAGCAAGCAAAACTCAGCCGCTATGGTTGAACAGCTTGCGACCATGTCTCAACAGCGTCAAAAGATTATTGCTCGTAACTTTGCTACTCAATTTGTTAAGCCTTTGTTTCAAGAGGTTTACCAACTGGTCTGTGAGAATGAGCAGCAGGAACGTATTGTCGAGTTGTCTGGTAAGTATGTACCTTGTAATCCACGCGACTGGAAAGAGAAACGCGATGTCGTCATTGAGTTAAACCTTGGCTATGGAGAGCAAGAGAAAGAGTCTCAGAAGTACCTGGCACTACATTCCATGATAACGGCTGACCCTAACCTATCAAAGATGTACCAGGCACCTAACCAGTATGCTTTAGCATCAAAGATTATGGAGCTGACAGGCATCAAAGAAGTCAGTGCCTACCTCACTAATCCTGAGAACCTACCACCTGAGCAGCCAGACCCTGCAGAAGAAATGCAGATGCAAATGGCACAGAAGCAACTTGAGATACAAGAGCGGCAAACGGCTATGGCAGAAACTAAGGCTCAAGTAGAAGCACAGATTAGTCAAATGAAGCTAGAGCTTGAGAAAGCTAAAGCTGAGAACCAACACGCTATTCAGTCTGACAACCTCGACCTTAAGGAAGAGCAGCTGAAGCACAAGAAGTTAATCGCTGCAGCAGAGCTGTTACTAGCTCAACAAGCTGATGAGATTACCGCCATTGCATCACCTAACGGTTAATGCATTGACTTTTAAACCCCCCAACCTATGTTCTTAAAGGAGAGCAAAAAATGACTGAAGAAGAACTAACTTTACTTGGTAATGACGCGGAAGCACTGTTAAACACAGAAGCTTTTACTAAAACAATGAACACGATGGTCGATGCTACTGTCCAGGCATTCTTAGGTTCTGCACCCGATGAGGCAGACAAAAGAACTGAAGCTTATGGACACTATCGTGCCCTGGTCGACATTATTAATACACTGCGTCAGCAAGTCGAAGTGCGTGACCAAATCGATGCCAAAGTAAATGAAACTAACGATGAAGAAGAAGTAACTACTGAAGAGGAATAAGACCATGCCTAACGGTAACGTCAATAGCAATTCCATTTCTGAAGCAGCACTGACATTAGACGATGCTGCAGAAGCCATACTTGGAAATTGGGAGGACCCGGAAACGGTATCCGAAGAAGAACAAGAGGCAACAGATGAAACTACAAGTGAGACTGAAGTAGAAGAATCTGTCGAAACTGAAGATGAAACTGAAGACCTAGAAACTGATGAGGACGATGAGGACCCTGAAGAAGAGGAGCCTGAAGATACTGAAGATGACCAGGAAGAATCAGAAGAACAAGACGAAGACAGTGAAGAAGCTGAAGTCGTTGCGTTTGACGATGATACCCTGGTAGAAATTAGTGTCGATGGTGAATCCAAACAGGCATCTATCAAAGACCTCAAAAGATTGTATGGTCAAGAAGCATCTTTAACTAGAAAGTCTCAAGAAACAGCATCACAGCGCAAGATGGCTGATGAGCAACTGCAAAAAGCTGATGCGTCATTAAAAGCAATGATTAGTCGAGCCCAAGAACGGTTTAAGCCTTACTCTGAAGTAGACATGTTAGTAGCGTCTAAAAACATGAGTGCGGAGGATTTTACCCAACTAAGGGCAGAAGCTAAACAAGCCGAAGATGACCTCAAGTTCCTAACTGAAGAGGCCGATGGTTTCTACGGATACGTTAAACAGCAACAGTCCCAAGCTATGCAAGACCAAGCTAAGGAATGTGTCAAAGTTCTCCAGAGAGAAATCCCTGACTGGAACAATAGTATGTATAACGACATTCGTCAGTACGCCATTACTAACGGTTTACCTGAGGAAGCCGTCAATCAATATGTCGACCCTAATGTAATTATGTTACTGAATAAGGCTCGCATGTTTGACCAAACTACTAAGGTAGCCACCGTGAAAAAAGCCAAAGCAGCTAAAAAGGTCCTACGAACTAAGAAGGCACCACCGTCTAAAACTGACATTAAGCGTAACCGTCAGCAAAAGAATGTGGACCGTCTACGAAGTAACAGTAATGACCTGGACAACATTGCAGATGTAATCATGTCAAATTGGGAATGATGCTTCCTAAATCTCAATTTTTTAATAAGGTAATAAATAATGACTATGTTACAAAGTTACGCCACTGTTGGACTAGCAGAAGACGTTAGCCAAACTATTGCTAATATCTCTCCTACTTCTACACCATTCCAGTCAATGATTAAAAGCGAGAAAGTATCTGCTCGTACATTTGAATTTCTTGAAGATTCAATTCGTGCTGCAGGAACTAACGCGCTTGTA